TTTATTGCAGTAGTGCAAGATCAACGCTGGCCTGAATGAAAGAGTTTGATATAGCGAAAGCATTGGCTAGTTTAGTCCCTGTTCTATTGGGGGCTATGTGGTGGGTAATATCAAGCATCGGTGAAATAACCTCTGATATTCAATTGATTCGAGCCAATCAAATGCAGTTAATAACTCCCCAGGGAACGATCGTCCCAAGTCCCGGAAATGCTTTTGCAAGGCATGACTTGAAAGAGGAAATGCTCGAGCATATTCATGACCTTAAGGTCAGGGTTCATTTACTCGAGGAACGAAATTGAAAGAAGCTTTAGTTGAATTGTGGCCGATTATCAGTGCAGTCGGCGTATTAGCAGCGTTATTAATTAGTTTTCGATCTGAAACGCTATTGAGGTTGCAGCATCTTGAGGAAAAAATCAAAACCCTTTTTGAATTATGGAACAAGAAATGAGCACACAAGCACAACTTGATTCGCACGAACGCGAATGCGCAGTTCGGTATGAGTCAGTACAGGAAAAATTAACAGCGTTGGATAAGCGATTGTGGCGCCTAGAGGCCATGATTATGGCAAGTACGGTACTAATTATTACCCTGGCAATCACTATTTTTACAAATATGTAACTGTCCACCTATGTAAAAAAATCATGTAAGGATGAGTTTGTCTTAACTAACTAGGCAAACTGATGTTGACATTATTATCGTCAATCGCTGGATTTCTAACGTCTGGCGTTCCTAAAGTTCTGGAGTTCGTTCAGGACAAATCCGATAAAAAGCAAGAAATCGAAATCATGAAAATGCAAATGGAGCGTGAATTAGCACTCCAGGCTGCCGGTTTCCAAGCTAAAAAAGAAGTGGCTGAAATTGAATACGATCGCACGCTCGTTGAGGCTGAAGTGCGGGAGGTTGAAAGTCTACATAAGTTCTCAGCTCAAATGGGAGACGGGGCGTCTCAATGGGTCGTCAATCTTCGTGCGAGTGTGCAGCCTTGTATTACTTACGGTTTATTTTTCCTGCTTGTATTCATTGACGGTTACGCCTGTTGGTACGCCGTTAAGACTGGTATGGAATTTACAGGCGCAATCGAAACAATCTGGACGGATGACACGCAAGCGCTATGGGCTGCGATTGTAGCGTTCTGGTTTGGCGGTAGACAGTTCAATACGAAACGCAAATGAAAATTGGTCAAGGCGGTATTCAGTTAATAAAAAGATTTGAAGGTGTACTCCGACGACCGTATTTATGTCCCGCAAATTATTGGACAGTTGGTGTCGGATCGCTGTTATACCCGGAGCAAATTGCGCTTCGCGATTCGCGCAAAGAGTATCGACTTAAACCAAGCGACGATAGGGAATGGTCAGAGGTAGAGATCGATGATTTGTTTCGTCACGATTTACGGAGGTTCGAGCGAGGTGTTACACGACTTATTGATTACCCACTTCAACAAAATCAATTTGATGCTCTGGTTTCTTTTGCTTTCAATCTTGGTAATGGCGCACTTCAAGCCTCGACGTTACGTCGAAAACTCAATCGGGGCGATGTCGAGGGGGCGTCAAACGAATTCAAACGATGGGTAAGGGCCGGTGGCCGCGTATTAAAAGGACTTGTCAGACGGCGTGCGGCCGAAACCTTTTTATTTAGTGGAGGTGATGATGGGCATAAAAGATAAATTAATTGAGCATGGAGAAACATTCGGTAAACGTTTTGTTAGCGCTTTTATCGGAGCGGTTCTAGTGGCAAGTCAAGCTAACGTGTTTGCGTTAACCAATCAAATTTGGTTCGATGCGATCAACGTTGGTTTGATATCAAGCATATTGATCATTCTTTACTTGTTAACTTTCAACGATGGTGACGAATATAACAAAGTAAAGATGTCGATATTAAGCGGGGCGGTTGGATCACTCGCTTATTACATGGTTCGTGAGCCTGGGCTTATCGAATCAATTATGAGCGGCTTAGTAACAGGTGGACTTGCTTTGTTATTGAGTCATTTAAAACGACGTTACTTTTGGTGGTGATAATTATGTACGGAAAAAAACCTAAATCTAAACCTCGACCTCGACCAAAGAAGGTAGGAGGTTTTTAAATGGCAAGCAAACCCGGTTTGTGGGCTAACATCCATGCGAAACGCGCACGTATAAAAGCTGGTAGTGGTGAACGTATGCGTAAGCCTGGCACAAAAGGCGCGCCAACTGCGACCGCGCTGAAGCGTAGTCAAAGTAAACGCAGGGCGTAGTATCAGTGGAAGCAATTCTTATGTTCTTGGCAACTTTCAATTGTTACCCAAACGTAACATTCGAAGAAGCTGATAAAACGTACTACAAAAATGGGGTGGTGTACTTAAGCCATCCCATAACTAAAGCAAAAATTGTTCATGAGATGGTTCATGATTGCCAGGAACAAAACGCCGGTGGCCCGGCTGAAGACAGGGCTGAGTGGAATCGTCGAGAACGTGCCGCTAAATGGATAGAGCTGCAATGGATTCAGCTCCGTAATGCCCAATAATCCTGCTAAATAACTATCGATACCCGCATAAACATTGGGTTGTACAAGGGTTCAAGTCCAATTCATTTAGCAGGAAATTTATTAAATAATCTATATAAATCAGTAATTTATCGCGATTCAACCCCATGCCTACGAAGCATGGGGTCGCACGTTCGAATCGTGCCGGGCGCGCCACCAGCTTAGTTATAAAGGTTAGGGTTTACTAACCGCCTGCAAAATAACCGCATTCCTGCAAAATAAATTACTTAAATGTACTCTTTCTGCGGTTTGGTTTTGATGCCTCACCTTTAAGTCGATACACCGTTTTTGTGATTTGTTCTTTGGTGTGGCCCGCACGTTTTCTTGCGTTCTCGAGATCCTCATCATCTGTTAAAGATTTGTTTCTCAGTGAGCGATCATCAAATCGTGTGGTTAATTTAGTCGTATTCAATGCTTTAACCATCGCTCGATCCCACATACTTTCCCAGCCGTTAGCTCGACCAGTTTTTAAATTGTGGTAACTCTGACCATCGCGATTAGAAAAGAGATACATACTCGCGACGCTGTTATCGAGCGCCAGTATTTCATTCACCAACTGACGTAGCTCATCCGTCCATTGAATGCGCAATTTAATTCCCGATGAATGTTCTGTTTTTGTGGGTTGTACGTAAATCGCATCGTCTTTTAAATCACGTCGTGTAAGTAGCAAAATGTCGACGCGTCGCAAGCTCGTCATCAATCTAAACTCGACATACAGTTTTAACTTCTTTGGGGCGACGCTAATAAATTCTTGAATTTCCCAGTCCTCGACGTAACGCGCAGACGTCGTAGCTTTCTTCAAACGTATTGTTCCGTGCAATGGGCTGCGATCCATTAACCCCCATTCAACGGCTTTGGAGTATGCCGATTTAAGCAACGAAATATCCTGTTCGGTAACGCGACTCGCTCGAGCGCGATTGTCGTTCCAGTATTTGTAGACGTGATGTGGTTTGAGTTGATGAATAGGCACACGTCCGAAAGGTTTTATCAAACGCTGCACGCAACTATAATCTGTTTTTTGTGTGTTCGGGGCTTTGGTCGGGGTTACTTGCACAATGTATTGCTCAAGCAAATCACCGATCGTTTTCGCATCCTTTTGGATTTGCAATCGATCTGCCCAAACTCGGTATGCTTCGGTTAACGTTTTACCTAGCGTAAATTGACTCTTGCCGTCCCAGAGGTGACGTTGCGCTTTTGGGACTGAATAACGATATGACCCGTAACTCAATCGCCACCCAGTTGGTAGTCCTTTATGACTTTTTATTGTGCGTTTTCTAGGCATTCATTGCATCCCAATCAGGCTCAATAACTTGCTCTTCCGTGACTATGTTGCGTAACGTAGAGTGTAGCACGCATGGTTTACCGTCCGGTCGCACGTAATGATCAATCCCCATCTGTTGTAACGCTGCAATTTGATTACCTCGGCGTCGATAGCCGGTCAGTTCTTCTAAGTCCTCATCATCTAATAATAAACTCATCATTGTTTCCTCTTCATCGCGTCGAGCAATACGTCCTGGACAGCGCGCTTACTAATCCGACGCTCCATAATTTGTTCGTCGATCGTGTCGCGCGCAAGTATGTGGTGAACAAACACTGGGCGATCATGCCCAGCTTGCAGCTGTCGCGTTGGGCCTATACGCTCAATGATCTGCTGGTACTCCTCGAGGTTCCACCAGTGTCCAAAAAACACTAGGATGTTGCCGCCGTCTTGCAAATTAATCCCGTGTCCAGCACTTGCTGGGTGTGCAAACATCAAAGGTATCTTGCCAGCGTTCCAATCTCGGATCGTTTGCGGGTCTTTATCAAGCACACGGCCTTTTGGAAATGACTTTTTAAGCCGCTCGAGGTCAGATTTAAAATGATAAGCCACTAAAACCGGCATACCAGCTGCCTCTTCAATCACACTTTCGAGCGCTTTAAGCTTTTGATCATGGATTTCATGCCAGGTTTGACGGCTCTCAGTCTTATAAATCGCACCATTGGCCAGCTGTAAGCATTTCTGTGAGCGTGAGGCCGCGTTAAAGACCTCAATTTCTGTCTCACCGATGGAAAAAAACATCTCACGCTCGAGTTCTTCGTATTGAATACGCGCTTGGGTCGGTAGGTCGACATAAATATTATTGATAACCGGCTGCTCAATATCGAAATGATCTCGAGCGTCAATCGACAAACATAAATCTGACAGTCGATCTTGTATCTCAGCTTGCGCAAACTTATGTGCGACGTATTGAACAGCGTGTGGATCAGCACCAACGCGCACCGGGCGAAACCATCGATCAACAAATGCGGTAAAGCTGCGGCCTAAACGCACACCAGCATCGAGAAACCATACTTGCCCCCATAGATCCATCAAGCCATTGGGTGAGGGTGTGCCGGTCAACTCGATAAAGTGTTTGGTTTTATTGTGTGCAACTTGCGCTAACGCTTTGGCGCGCTTACCACCTTGTCGAACGCGAAAGTTTTTAAGTTTGGTCGACTCGTCGGCAACGATCGTTTGGAATGGCCAATCATCTTTGCATTGCTCAATTAGCCAGGGCAATTGTTCGTAGTTTGTTGTATAGATATCTGCCTTACGTTTGAGCGCAGCGCGTCTCGCTTTTACGTCACCAACAACTGCACTGATTGTAAGGTCATGCAAGTGATCCCACTTCGCAAGCTCATCAGGCCAAGTGCTTTGCGCAACGCGTAGTGGGGCAATCACTAGAGTTGGGCCGCCGATTAATAAATGCTCATCGCGAATCGCAGTAAGCGTTGCTGACGTTTTACCCATGCCCATCCCAGCCCAGACAGCGCCGCGATCTTGGCCCATGATGTGCGCAATGATCTGATTTTGATACGGCCTGGGTTCAAACGTATTCAATGTAGTGTCCCGTTGCCAGTAATAACGAGCGGCTCGACGTCCAAGTTTTCAATCGTATCAATACAAATGTTCATAAAGCTCAGTTGGTATTCACCCTTACTGCGGTTGGTGCATACGTAGTTGATAAGGCCACTCTTTTTTAATTTGTTTAGCGCATGAACCGGTTCTTGCGGATCGTGCTCCCCGCAAACTATGAAACAAAACTCACGTAGTGTTGCGCTCGTGAAATGGTTATCTTCGTTGTCTTCGTTTAAATAAACATTAACTAAGTAATCTAGTGTTGCTTCCCGTACGCTTTGCTTTCTTCTTTTCACCATTAATATACTCCCTCACAAATTGGTCTACTGCCTCAAAAGAATCAATCACGACAACTGTTTGGCCAACATCTTGTAGCCTCGCGTGTTCTCGAGCTTGATAAGCCGGTACTTTTTTGCCTGGCGCTTTGAGCTCAACATAAAATGTTTTTCCGTCGCGCATAATCGCTCGATCCGGCGCACCTCGATGCCCCACAAATCTCAGTTTACGCACGTGGCATTTGTAGTCGCGCAGCGCTCTTAATAAATACCGCTCAATATCTGATTCTCTAATCAATAAATATAATCCCTAATGCAAAACCCGTAATTATTCCAATCAAAAATTGAAAGGGATAACGTTTGGGTTCATGTACATCCAAGCTGCTCCCGGTTGCGTCGCGAAACGTCCGAGGGTATTTCAAAGTCCAATTCGAGTGTTGCGTCTCCATGTTGTTGTCCTTTCGCACCAATTTCTATTAATGTTTTATTGGCCTCGTCGATGTACCAATTGAAATTCAAGTCAATTGGAAATTCACCGGGTAAATCCATCAGCGGCTGCGCGCCCATCGAGCGTGCAACCAGGCCACCTTTATGATCTTTAAGTCCGTCTGTTTGATTGGTTGAGTAATACCAGCGAATTGCCTTACCAATTGGCTGATTGTTTTGATCGAATGCCCCTTTGGTAACTTTTCTCAGGGTTAAAAACTTACGAATATCGGATGAGTCCCGTATGGTTTTATCGATCGGTATGTCATAACGCAGATAATTAATAACCGCCTCATTTACAATCACGTTCGATGGGTTTTTGCTCAGTGTTGGTTTTGCGTACACACCTTTTGCTTTGTACCCACTGTCGGTAATTGCAATGTAGTTGTTCACGTCTTTACTAAATAATGCTTGGTACTTGATGGCCTCTGTTTCAAAGCCAGTGATCATCTCCCATAAGCCAATGCACCGCTCCAACACATCCACTTTGTCTCGGGGGCATTTAATAACGATGCCATCCGTGTTGGCTGACACCACGTTAATGCCGTCAAGATGTAACATTTCAATGAGCATTAACAAACTTAACTGACCAGTAATCGTTGTTTGGATTAGCAGCTGCGGCGAATAGAGCACCGACCATTTGCTACCAAACTTACCGAATGACCCGTTCACGGTAATCTTTAGTGTATCCGCAGTTGTTTTATCCCCAGTACGTTTTGCCGCTACGCGCCGCTCAACAATCGATCGATACACGTCCGTAAAATGCTGACCTAAATGTGCGGGTCGCAGGCCACAATTAAGAATAATCGCAGGGTAATAACTCGTGACGTCTCGATCGATTAAAACAAAATCATCATTGGTTCGATGCGTAGTGGACTTTTCCATTGAATGCAGTCCACCAATACCAAATTGATATTGTGTTGGCCCAATCGTAATCTCCAGCGCAGCAATACTTTTCGGTGTGCTAACACGACCACCATCACCAATAAGAAACTCGGCGCTGCAAATTGTTTTAAAAGCGTTGGCGAGCTGCGGCAAATTAAACGCAAGAAACGAGGGCGGATTAAACTTAAAGCATTCCCCAATTTGATCAGGTGGCACCTCAACACGACGTCCCGATAAACGCCTAACTTCGGTGCGAATCACATTTTCAGCAATTTGCGCATCACTTTTAGAACGCAGATCAACGCCGTATTGTTTGGATAGTGATTCACGTAGCTCGATTTGTTTCTCAAGCGCAAGAAATAACTCACGCGTGACAATTAAATCGTTCACGCAATACGCACTAAGCAATTCGCGATTCGCGGCATTGATTGATGCGCTTGGCTCGATGGGCAAGTCTTGTAGTTTCTGACAATGCAAGCGACCACCATAGACTTTTAATGACGCGTACCGCCCTGCAACCTCAATCAAATCGATGTGATCGACCTCAACCAATTCAATATCTAATTTACGAGCAGAGATATTTTGTTGGATGATCTTGTCTGACACACGTTTGCAAGCCTCATTACTGGCCCCAGCAAGCGCTAGGGATAAAATCGGCAAGTCATAATTAATACTGTTAAACCCAATGACGCGATAGCTTTGCAAGATTTGGTGAATCGTTTTAATGTCGAGCGGATGACCAGGATACATCTCGAACGTTCTTACGGATTCAGTCTTCACGTCCATGAACGCAACTAAAAAGTAATCCCGGTACACCTCGATATCAAAAACAATATCGCCACTCACCCTAGCATCGCCTCTGCATCCTCAAACACTTCTGTGTCGACAGGCTTGAACAAGTTAGCAGTATTGACTCGAGCAGCGCCGAATGCGTCGCCGTCGCGCATAAATTGAACACCCTCGAGGCGCGCGTTTATACGTTTACCGTAATTGTTATCCTGCGCCCATACGTCAATTACGCCGTTAACGTAGCAACCTGCATAAATTAACGATTCGTCTTCAGTTAAATTTGCGTCGCGATCAAACACACCAACTTTCGTCATACTGTTTGATGCAGCAATAAAAAAGTTTCCCTCGAACCCATCGTAACCTGCTTTTAAATCACCATCTTTTAAGCAAATTTTATTGGCAGCGTTTAATTCCTTTTCGATCTTGGGCCATTTAGCGCCCCACTTCACCTGGGCAACTTCTTGGATTGCCTTAAGAATTGTTTTATGCGCATCGCTATCAGGTTTTACAATAAAAGTTGCGCTGTGTTGTGGTTTACCATCCATGACGGATTTCTTAACGTGTAGTGAATCACAAAAAGCAATTCGAACATTGTGTAGTTGTACTTGCATATTAATTAATCTCCTTAAAATATTGTGGGTAGTTACGCATAACCTTTTTAATCGCTTGGTCAACGGCTATTCGTCGCGCCAGCGGATTAAATCGGGTATCAAGTGTTAGTGCTGCACGCTTTAACACCCGTTGCGCATCTAGTGGTAACAATGAATGTTTGATTTCTTTACTCAATCAATTGTCCTAACGGTTTAAAAACGGCCGGTACAGTTGACGTCGCTGGTCTGGCGTCATTGTCCGGGGCGATTTGTAATACGGGTTCCTTTCTAGTGATGTGGTTTTGTAGGGTTTCCCATTGTTTACGCGATAATTTGCTCTTTAAAATATCCGTTGCAGCTGTAGGTGTGATCAATGTGCTCTTGTACATCAAGTCTTTTTTAAGTCGCATACCTTTCATAAGCTCCGCGACCGCTGTTTCGTCTTGCCATTTACGGTTCCCAGCTTTGCCTTGTACTAATTTGAATCCGGGTAATTCGCCGCCATCAACCAATTGCTTTTTAGCAGCTGTCTTAACGGCCTTACACCAAGATTCAATCGCATCGACTGATTTAAACGACTCGCTTAATTTCTCAGTGCGATTCGCCTCTTGCGTCTCTGGGTCGAAGTTATTGACTTTGGCGTGTACCCAGCTCGCATAACTTTCACACTCAGCTTTCTTAGCGCACCATTGACATTGCTTTGGCCCGGGTCGAATGGTTTTTGCTGGTCGAATAGCACCTGCCCAACCCATCAACTCTTTGACTGACATTGAGTGCTGGTCGATATGATCGATACTCGATTGGTAGATAATGGTGTGTACGGTATCGAACGCGCCACTTTCAGTTTCACCATTTATGACCGCGTGCATATCATTGAAAAGCGCTACGGCTGCAGCGGCATACATTTGCAGCTGGCCGTTATCTTCAGCGTTCACGCGTCGATGTCCGGTTTTTAAATCAATAATTGAAATGGTTCGATTATCCCAGTCGACCAAAACGCAATCTGCAGTACCTTTCGCGCCTTGCTCTCCCGTCATGAACGAAATATCCATACTTATTTCGACGTGCATTTCAGTTGTCGGTGTGCATTGACCGAGTACCCAATCCGCGTAATCTTGCATATTGCGTAACACATCGATACCAACGTTAGGTGTTTTCTCACCTTGCAAAATGCACGCCGCTACCTCATGGGCTAGGGTGCCAGCCTCTGAATAAACATTGGGTGTTGAATCAGATTCGTAGGCCGAGCAGTTAGACCAACCGTTATAACCGCTGGGGCCATACTTTGCGTGTGTGCTCATGCTGCCTTTTCCATGTCGTTTTCAAAGCGCTCGATGAAATTAGGTACCGCCTCGAGACTTAAATCTTTCGCAGTGCTCACTTCGTATTCTTCGAGCAAACTTTTCATTACTTTGGTGGCCAATACCGCGTTGACGTTACGCGCGGCGATGAATTTCTCACGTAGCACCTCACGACAATTGGGATCAACCGAGATATTGACTGGTGTATCTGGGGTCAATACCTCGTCAACAATTGCTTTTTGTTTCTGATAACTCGCAGTTGTTGTTATGTTGCCAACAGTCAGCGTACCCAGGCGTTCAATCAATTGATTGATCGCAATTGTGTTTTCCTCAATAGCTGTTTCTAATGTCATGTGTTTGCTCTCCTATAAATAGAAATAATGACGTCACGCGCTTCGCGCCGATGTAATCCGACCGCGTGATCATCTTCGATATGTTTAAAAACGTGCGTGTTGGTATTTGGTGCGTAGAAGTAAACGTATTGATGCCCATACTCAAGACCAGCTGCACGTGACGCTGGCCCCAGGGAATCAATTTGGTAGACATACCCCTCGATCGCTTTGTTAGCGTTCATCCGTGTTCTCCCGGAGCTGCAACCATTGCAACAACAATTGATACTCGAGCAAATACAAAGCGCGCAAACTTGAATGTAAGCGCGCTTCGTCTTTTTCTGTCGCAGGGTTTGCCTTTCTAGCTGCGTCTAATTCACGTACCTGGTCACGCATAGCCGGTTTAATATTGTCCAAAATGGCGACAATTTGTGCCGGTGTCAGCTCCAGTTTGATCTCATGTGTTTCATAATTAACCATAAATACCTATCTCCAAGATTTATCCAAACGAGTATCCAGACTGATCGCCTTGCCACTCGCAAAAATCTTTTAACGGCTCGCCGGTTTTGTAATCTTTACCGGTGCCATCGTTGTTATTATTTAAATAAAGTCGGTAGTGATCTTCGATTGTCATTTCATTTTCGATGTATTCGTCATACATAGTTATCTCCCAATAAGTTAAAAGTTGTACGAGCTTGTACAACTAACAATTTAGCATATTTTACAAGCTGTACAAGGTTTTATTTGTAAGTTTTTGCAAAAAAACGGACAGCTGCGTCGTAAAAGATTACAGAAACGAGTGGAATCAACGAGTTAATAAGATTGTACGGTCGTAAAAAAACGCGCTCGAGGCGCGTTATATGCTTTTTGCAACGTATTTATTGCTTATTTAGACTTTGGTATTGCTGTAAATGTTACCGATTAGGTCATAGTAATCGTGGTACGAATCGACAATCACCATATTGAGATTGAGCACCTCGAGGTTCTTTTGAGCGTTCTCCAGCGCTTTGCGCTCGGACGGTGTGTGATTGGCCGCACCGTGCACCACGATAAAACTGAAGTCCCGGAGCGTATTCGCCCAGGCCGCTAATTTGATACAAAATATGGCATAGCGTGGAAAATCTCGCACTTTACCTAATTTGGTATCGAAGCAGCCGCTGCTTGCAATAAAGATTTTATCTTCAATGCAAATATCAAATTGATGTTGGGTACCTAAATGATCTAGCGTGTACCGTGTCTCTAATGATGGAAAATTAACGTCAAGGGTTTCCAAAAACACACTGTGAGCCTTGATGGTTTCATGGGTCGCGGCAAAATCAAAGATGTTCGGCAACGCTGTCGGCGATAACGAACTCGTAGTTAAAGGGTTAATTGCGGCTTCAGCATCTTTAGCAGCTGCAGACGTTATTACCTTACTTGTATGTAATTTACGTTGGGCTTTGGCCTTAGTCGTGACCGTAGTATATTCTTGTCGCCTATCCCACGCGGCAGTGCGAACTCGGTTTAAGCTCTCGAGCGCTTCTTCACCCATTGTCTGATTCAAGTCCATACGAGTGTGCGCTCGAACAATTTCACTTTCGTCGCCCAATACATCTTTAAACAAATTCACTAAATCAATTTGCCGTCTAAACGGCACCATATTGCGACTTCGCCAAGAAGAAACGGCTTGTTGTTTCACGCGCATCTTCTCCGCAATATCAGATTGCGTCCATTTGGCGCGCTTTAAATCGGCGTCAAATAAGGCGCGAAACGGTTTTAGTGGTTCATCCATCGCACAAATATACAATTGTTAAGTTGTGACTGTCAACGCATTACAATATTATTTATGAATTGTGATCAAATATCATTTTTTAGGTCAACAATTTGTAAAAATACATAAAATCACTTGTAAACTTGTTTTTCTCATGTATATTTAGTTTTACACGAAGCGTGATTTAGTTTTTCTGACCTTTTTCTCGAGGATACGTTTTCCTTTTAAATCACCAAGGCGCCGAGGGAGCAACAGGCAGGCCGGGGTAGTGGGAGTTATCATGCAAAAAGGTATAGAAAAGGCAATTATTGTAGCGGGTAGCCAGAAAAAGTTAGCAGCAGAGCTTGGTGTGACCCAACAATTCATCAGTTTTGCAAAATTACGCGGTTGGGTCAGTCCCAGCAGGGCAAAACAAATAGAAAAAGTTACCGGTATCGACCGTTGGTCTTTGGTCGAGCCATCCATTATAGATACTTTAAACGACGGTTAATGTCGCCGGTCGACAATTTAGCGCCGCTCATCGAGCGCGTGCGCACTGATGTAACGGCTTCTAAAACTAAAGCCGGGATGCGTTGGACGCATGAGCCGCTCGATGACGCGTTGCTCAAAAAACATTTGAATGGTGGCCCAGCGCGCGGTTGCGCACCGATTAAAAATGGTGAATCAACCACGCGAGTGGCATTGTTTGACCTGGATGCGCACGATGCCGCAATCAGCTGGGACGACATGTGTCAAACAGCTGCCGAGCTGGTCGTCGCTATGGAAGTGTTTGAGTTAACGCCAATCGCGTTTCGCTCGAGCGGTGGGCATGGGATGCATATCTTTATGATTTGGGATGACCCACAAGACGCGTATAGCGTTATCCGATACCTCGAGGCTGCGCTGGACAGCATGGGTTTTAAAAATGGGACGGGTGGCGTGGCAAAACGACAGATAGAAATCTTTCCCAAGCAAGCGTCGGTCGATGCCGAGGGGTTTGGCAATCAATTTATCCTACCGCTTGCTGGTAAAAGTCGACCGCTTGAGTCCATGTTGGGGTTCGAAGTGATGGAAAAAGCGTACCCAATCAATTGGGCGGTCTCAACCAATGTGCCTATCAAAGAACAAATGCTATACGCGCATCGCGCTGATCGTGACGCGATGCCACTTGAGCGCCTGGAGGCGATGCTCAACTTTATCAGTCCAGACATTGAGCATGATGAATGGGTCAAAATATTAATGGCAATTCATTACGAGTCATCCGGCAATGAGGCTGGCCGAGATTTGGCAGTTCGTTGGAGTTCTGAAGGCGACAAATACAAAAACGAATCGGAAGTGTTTGGTAAATGGCGCTCATTTCGACGCGACACCAGTGCCGTGGTCGTCACCGGGGACTATTTAATGGGGGTCGCCAAAAGTTACGGGTGGATCGATGATCAAATGTTCGACTTGGTGGTAAATGAGCCGGAGCAGCGTATCAGTTTGGCGCGCAATAAAAACGGGGAAATACTATCGACGCTAAATAACGTGCTGTTGGCATTGAGTGATGCGCACTTCGCGGATCGCCTCATTTGTTATGACGAATTTAAAGACGAAATCGTATGGACTCGTTTCGGTGAGCGTGCGTACCGCGCGTTTCGCGATACTGACTACACTGAAATGCGTTTGCAGCTTGAGCAAACAGGATTTAAAAGCGTCCCGCGCGAGCTTATGCGGGATGCAGTGCATTACCTGGCGCATCAAAATAAAATCGATACCGCAATTGAATGGATAAAGCAGTTGAAGTGGGATGGTGTGCCGCGTGTTAAAACGTTTTTTGAAACGTATTTTGCAGCTGAAGGCAACGAATATACTGAAAGTGTTGGTGAATATCTGTGGAGCAGCATGGCTGGGCGTGTGCTCGAGCCGGGTGTCAAATGCGATATGGTGCCAATACTGGTCGGCGCGCAAGGTGTGGGTAAATCCATCGGCGTGGCCGCGTTAGTCCCAGCGCCAGAGTTTGCCACTGAAATAAGTTTTTCAGAACGTGAGGATGATCTGTCGCGCAAAATGCGCGGTCGATTGGTTGCGGAAATTGGTGAGCTGCGCGGATTACACACGCGAGAGATGACTACGATTAAACAGTTTGTAACGAGGACGCATGAGAATTGGGTGCCTAAGTATCAAGAGTTTGCAACAACGTTTCCACGCCGATTGGTGTTCATCGGTACGACCAACGAAGATCAGTTTTTGGCTGATGCGACGGGTAATCGACGTTGGTTGCCGCTCAAAGTCGGTGAAGTCGCAGTCGACAATATAAAGCGCGACGCGAATCAGCTCTGGGCCGAGGGTGTCACGCTATTCAAACAACACAGCATCATGCACGCTGCCGCTGCGCGACTCGCGGGGGATGCGCATGAGGAACATATCTTTGTCGATAGTCTTACGGATGTCGTCCTGGAATGGTTCAATCGAGAGAATCCCATTACGGGCATCGCGCCTCGCGATGAGCGATACGTATTGATTCATGACGTATTGGTCAAAGCGTGTGGGTTCGAGCCACGGCATATTCTGCGCCGGGATGAAATGCGCATCGGTAATATTTTAAGAACGATAGGGTGGAGTCGAAAGCAGGTACGCGTCGACGGTGCAAGAAAGTATGTTTATGTAAAAGACGGCGTGTAACTTTTTACAAGAATGTAAGTTTTTACAAAAATGTCTGTAACTTTTTACAAGAATGAGTGTTTTTCTGTAAAAAAATACAAGAACGACTTATTGTCACTACTTGTCATTACTATCTTCTATATAAAGTATAAAAGTGACTTATAAGGGGGATATGGGAAAAGGTAGTGAACTTAGTGGTGACAAGTGGTGACAGTGGTGACAGCTGTAAAAATTTACAAAAACGGCTAGGAGGTCATTATGGAGCATTTAGTCGCAGTCAACGCTGGTGGTTATCGCATTGGTGAGGATCATCCGAACGCACGACTGACGAACCATGAGGTCGAGTTGATGATTGAAATGTTTGAGGAAGGGCATCACTCGCTGCGCCAATTGGCAAAGGTGTTCGACATCAGTAAAAGCCAGGTGCGAAACATTGTTAAAGGATTGAAACGTGCGCAGTTGCCAGAGTCTTATAAAACTGTCCACCTAATTAAGAAATAACCATAACAATGAAATCAATCAGAATGGATGATTGGTTGATATGGCGAACAGTAGGAAACAGTTTTATGATGGATCGACGATAAATCGACGCGGCGGCGCGCGTAAAGGTGCGGGTCGCAAGGCAGGAAGCGCGACGAAGTTGACGCGCGAAATTGCGAATCGCGCATTGCAAGAAGGCATTACACCATTAGAAGTAATGTTGTGCTGTATGCGAGACTACTGGAACGAAGGTAACAAAGCCGAAGCGGGTAAATTTGCTGTTATGGCAGCTCCATATTGCCATCCGCGATTATCGAGTGTGACCGCGAACCAAGATGTCAAAGCGCAATTGATTGTAGTGGATGAGTTCGGCGACAATATCGATATCTGAGGATGCAGCAGATTCTCGATTCGGTTTACCAATGCGCAATTGGCAGCGCGAATGCGCAAAACTTGCGCACGGTAAACGATTTGTTGTCCTGGCGCTGCATCGACGCGCAGGTAAAACAGAGCTCGCACTCAAACGTTTACTGACAGCAGCGATATTCAACAAAAACGAGCTGCCCGTATTCTTGTACGTAGCGCCATTCCAAAAGCAGGCCCGGCAGATTGCTTGGACGCGACTCAAAGTGATGGCTGCACCATTCATTAAAGTCGGTGAGATGATCGTTAACGAAACGGAAGGGTCAATTACGTGTGCGCGTAATGGTGCTGTGATTCGTATAGGCGGTGGTGATTTGCCTCACGCGCTGCGCGGATTGCGTACCGATGGCATCGTGATTGACGAAACCGCTCAGATCAAGCCAGAGGTATGGGAAGAAGTGCTGCTACCAACTACGAGTGACCGCAAAGCCTGGGTATGGTTTCTGGGTACACCGCACGGCATTAATTTATTCAGTCAATTGTATTACGCTGCAACGGATAAAGGCGATTGGGCGCGTGCCAGGTACACAGTGTACGACACGGATGCGATCGATGCGGATGAAATAGCAAAACTCAAAAGCTCGATGAACGAGACAACGTTCTCGAGGGAGTATTTGTGTGACTTCACTGCAGCGGCAGACGATCAGCTGCTCAGTTTGACAGATGTCGAGGCAGCTGCAATGCGTGAACATAAACCAAAGTCGATGGATTACGCACCAAAGATATTAGGCGTCGATCCAGCCCGGTTTGGTGATGATCGATCAGTCATTGTGCGACGCCGGGGCTTACAGATGTTTGAACCCATCACGCTGCGTAACGTCGACAACATGGAGCTTGCAGGTGTTGTCGCTAAACAAATTGAGCAATGGCAGCCAGACGCTACGTTCATTGATGCGGGTGGTGGTGCAGGGGTAATCGACAGATTGCGTCAACTGAACTACTCACCAATCGAGATTAACTTCGGTGGCAAAGCAATCGATGCGCGATTCGTCAATAAGCGTACAGAAATGTGGTGGCTTATGGCTGATGCAATCAAAAGCAGCCTGGCAATACCAAACTTGCAAGCGCTCAAAATAGAATTAGCAACACCGACATATCGTTTCGACGCTGCGAATCGCATCAAGCTCGAGAGCAAAGATGAGATACGCAAGCGGCTGCCCGATAGCGGGTCACCAGACATTGCGGATGCGTTAGCACTCACGTATGCGCAGCCTGTAAAACGTAGTGCTGATCAATCCGTTGTTAAGCCAGCTAAAGAATACGATCCATACGCAAAGCTATGAAGCAAAAACATATCCAGGAACAATTCAAAGAACTGGTGTACATCGATTGGTTTGATGCAGTCGCCGAAGCCGAATGGAATGAAACATCGAAAGCTGAAGCGCATCCGTGCAGCACATTAGGATTTGTCGTCAGTGAAAACGATGATGTCATTTGCGTTGCCTCGACGGTGAGTTTTAAAGAGTCAAACGCAAAGATTCACATCCCTAAAGGCTGGATACACAAGATTACCCGGTTCTCAATCAATCGCATTGTGCGGCCTCGAGCGCAACGCAAAAAACAATTGAGTCAGCGCGTACCAATTGAGGAACAATACGTCGAGTATTAGCTGTCCACCTGTTGTGCAATTCGCGCATAGCATTGGGTCTAATGGCCAAAGTAAGCATTCAAATAAGCGATTGGGAAACGATTCGCAATGATCCCTATTACCACGACATTATTAATGGTTACGCGGATGAATGCGCAATTGAGGGAATGCCGCGACCCAAGCCAGATGGTCGTGTGTATCAACAATTGATTAATAACGGTGTGATGTTTCCGTTTACTGCACGTATACATCCGTTTCTCATAGGGTTTATTTCGTTGCTGGTAACACCAAACCCACATTACGGGTGTTTGATCGGCACAGTTGAGAGTTTTTACGTGCTACCCGAGCATCGAAACAGCGGCGCGGGATTGCAATTACTCGCTCAAGCACGGCAACACGCAACAACGCTAGGCGCAAAAGGTTTATTAGTCAGTGCGCCAGCCGAGGGTACGTTAAGTGTAGTGCTCGACGGTATGAATTTTATTCACACAAACGAAGTGTTTTTCAAGCCACTATGAATGCGTTAACACTCAGCGCCACGATCGAAGGTAAGCAAAAAGTTGTGGCCCTCGAGGAATATCTTGCAAATATGCCGCAAATACCAATTGACACGTTTCACACGTTTCATGCGGGTGTGTATGCCAGGACGATTCTGATACCGACAGGCGTTGCGTTAACGGGTGCGCATATCACAATACCCACGCTGCTTGTGATTAATGGTCACGCTACCGTGACGTTGGGCGATGAAGTCATCGATGTCGAGGGCTATCAAATCATTCCCGCTGCAGCAAATCGCAAAACGGCTTATTACGCGAGGCGCGACACGTACATCACTATGATCTTTGCAAGTGACGCGATTACTGTTGAAGAGGCCGAAAACCAATTTACCGACGAAGCTGATCGACTGATGTCTCGATCAAACAACAATTTAATTTTAAAAAAGGAAACGATATGAGTGGAGCCGTAACAGCAGCAGCTGTAGGTGGTGCTGCATTAGCGTCAGGTGCCGTAACTGCAGGAACCGCAGCTGCAATTGGACTGGGTGCTGGATCGATGGTAGCGCAAAGTAGGGCGGCTAAAAAAGGTCTAGAGCAACAACAACGTGCGCAAGCTCAAAACTTAGCTAATGCAAAAAGAGCACAAGGCCAAGCTGAACAGTCTTTTGCGGCGGCCAATCAGAAACAACCGAATGTTCGAGGCATTCGCGAAGCGGCCGCACGTCAAGGTAGTGGAGGACAGTCCTCGACCATGCTGACTGGGCCAAGCGGTATTAGTTCGGGTCAATTATCTTTATCTGGGAACACGATCTTAGGAGCATAGTAAATGGGATATGGTGATCCAGCAGGAGAATACACGCCGCGCGATGAATTATTAAAGCGTTGGGTATCGTTAAAAAATGAACGCTCAACCTGGGACAGTCATTGGCGAGAAATCAGTGACTATATGTTGCCGCGCTCGGGCCGATTCTTTACTAAAAAAGTAAATGACGGCGGTAAAGTCCACAATAACATTTACGACAATACCGGAACGATGGCTCTACGCACGTTAGCTGCAGGGATGATGGCAGGTATGACGTCTCCCGCGCGACCCTGGTTCCGATTGGCCACGCAAGATGAAGATTTAATGGATTCGACTGAAGTGAAGTTATGGCTTCATAACGTCACGCGTTTGATGCTGCATATCTTCTCGAGAAGCAACACGTATCGTGCGCTGCACTCGATGTACGAAGAGCTTGGCGCGTTTGGTACAGGTGCTTCGATTATCACGGCTGATTTTAATAGTGTTATTCATCACCATCCACTCACGATCGGTGAGTATGCGGTAATGACAAACTCAAAAGGTCGCGTCGATACGCTGTATCGCGAGATTGAAATGACAGTTGGGCAGTTGGTTAAAGAGTTTGGTATTGACAACGTGTGCCAGGCAACGCACGACGCGTATCACGCGGGTAACTTGGATCACTACAAAACTGTGATTCACGCCATCGAACCTCGAGAGGATCGCGATTTACGTAAAAAAGATAATCAAAATATGGCGTTTAAGAGCTGTTATTTCGAATACGGCAGCACTGAAGATATGCTGTTGCGTCATTCCGGCTTTGAAGAGTTCCCAGCTGTCGTACCGCGATGGTCAATTGCTGGTGGCGATATGTATGGTTTAAGTCCGGGTATGGAAGCATTGGGTGACATCAAACAACTGCAGCATGAGCAATTGCGAAAAGCGCAGGGCATTGACTATCAGACCAAACCGCCGATGCAAGTGCCAACGTCACTGAAAAACCAAGCGGTCAACACATTGCCAGGTGGCATTACGTATGTCGACACGCAAACACAGAATGCCGGGATACGCAGCGCGTTTGAAGTGAATCT